GACTGATACCGCCAGCGACCTGGTCGCCCTGCGACTCAATCCGCCCGGTCTGGGTGATGGTCGGGGTGTCGAAGTGCACACCGCTGGTGGCCTTGATGTTCAAGGTGGCGGTTTCGATCTCGATGATCCGACCGCGCTTGAAATGGATCTTGTCGCCTTCGTCGGTGTAGATCGCCACCTCGCCCGGCGCCAGTTCCTTGATCCGGTACCGGCGGTCAGAGGCCACCAGCACCACGGCGTGGGACCGGTCGCCGCCGAGGAACGCGGTCAGCACTTCGGCCCCGGCCAGCGGATGGCTGGTAATGCCATACGGCTCGAAGTGCTCGGCGCCGTCCTTGATTTCCCCGGCCGTGAGACGCACCTGCAGGGTTTGGAGTTTGCGCGCCGCATCGGCCATGATCACCGTGCCGCGGACCAGCATGCTTTTCAGGCTCATTTTTTGGTCTCGTAGTCAGCAGGAATCAGGTACTCGAAGTTGTCGGCCTTGCCGCCCTTCTTCGCCTTGCGCGCCTTGTGCGGATCCTTCGGCTCAGGTTCGAAACTGTCCGGCGGGGCCACTTCCAGCTTGGCCAACATGCCGGCATCGCTCAGCGAGTAGGTGATGCGCGAAATCAGCAGGTCGCGATCAAAGCCGATGATCGGGTCGATCACCCGCACCAGGGTGTTGTGCCGCCACAGCTGGCCATTGGACTGGCGCCAGCCAAACACCGGTGTAGGTGGTGGGCCACGGGCTTTACCCATGCGTGACCCGCGCTCCCAGTTGGCCCGCGCCTGGGCCAGGTCGTTGGTCATCTGCCCGGACTCCTGAATGATCTGCACCCGACGGCGCTTGACGCGGTCATCGCTCAGGGGTGGCGGACACCTCGGACGCCTTCGCGCCAAACTCGTCATCGGTACCGCTCTTCTGGCCCAACACCTGGTACTCGGAAAACACCCCGGAGAAATCCAGCGCGGCGTCGGCGGACTTGATGTTCTTGCCGACCTCGATCGCATCGAAGGCGCGCCCGCCGCTGCCAGGACTGGCCAACACCGCCATGCCGCGCGCATCGTCGGTGGAGAACACCCGGAACAAGGTCAGCAGCCGGTCAATCGAGGCGAACGCCGTCTCGCCCGGCTCGATGGTGTGGTCGGAGAGCTTGCCGCCTTCGGGGATTTCACTGCTGACGTTGATGTTGTACGGCGCCGCCAGGGCCTTGACGATGGCCAGCACGCTCTGGTTGCTCCATTGCCCCGGCTTGTTCACCGCCGCGCAGTCAACCAGGTCCGCGGTCAAGGACCGGCCGCTGATGGACGTGGTGATCTGCTTGTCGTCGTAGCCAATCGGCGTGGCGAATGCCCAGCCCGTCAGCACCAGGTCAGTGCCGATGCGCACCTGACATTTGGCGCCCTCACTAATGGGCCGACGCTCGAGCTGACCCGGCCATTCCCAGGTCAGGCTGAGGTTAAACGAGCGCGCCTGATCTTCTAGGCCGGCGGTGATCTCCACCGTTTTCCAGCCGAAGTAATCCAGACCGTCGACCGTGAGGCTGACGGCGTTTTGTTCATCGGGCATGGGTTACCTCTGGGCGAGTTTGATCGGCAGCGCCGGCACAAAGCCGGGATGGCGAATGCGATTGCGCTGCACCACCTCGGCTTCGCGGGTGGCGTCACCGAAGCGCCGATAAGCCAGCACCAGGGCGGGCAGCGTCTCCGGCGGGGTCACGTCTACCAGGCGCACCCCCGACGCGGCCACCGCCGTCAGGTGCTTGACCAGCGCCAAGCGGTGGTTGTTGAGCGCCTGGTAGTGCGCCGGATCCGCCTTGAGCGAGGCCGTGTAGATCGCCTCGTTGAGGCTGTCACGCAATTCCAGGACATCGTCCGCCACCGGCACCTCCGGGCGCACCAGCGGCTGCTGGGCCTGCTGCTCCACCGACGGGGGTCGAGCCCGGCGACACCGGCTGCCGGGTCACCGGCATGTCACTGACGATTAAACCGATCTGCACCAGCAGCGAGTCCTGCACCAGGTTGGCGGTCGCCTGCGAGGCGATCACCGTGTCGCGGCCGCCCAGCGGGCTGACCGTGTCGATGTCGCTGACCGCCTGGCTTTGCTGGGTTGTTTCGGCCAGCGCCGCCCGATAGCCTCCGGTCGAACCGCCACTCGAAGTGCTACTCGAACCGCCACTCGAACTGGAGTCGCCGAAAAAGTTGAACCCCGAGAAGCCGCTGAAGTAGCTGGAGAACAGCGACGACAGCGCGCCGGGGGAGTTCATCAGCGACTGGGCAAACCCGGTGAGCGTCGAGAATGTGCTCAGGAACGGCGCGAACTGCTGCTGGATCACCCCGTACACGCCCGACAGGCTGTTGCGCAGCTGCAGTAGCCCGAGCCGGGCATTATTCACCGTGGCCATCGCCGACTGGTAGCGACCCAGTGAAGCGTCCAGCAGGCTGTTGGAGGACTTCACCAGTTGCTGCTGGGTGTTGACCTTGGCCGAAGGTGACTTCAGCGGCAGGTCGGGATAGAAGGTCAGCTCAAACGTCACCATCCCGCCCTGGTTGCGTTCGTGGCCCAACTCGCACTCGCCGACCTTGACCTGCAGGCGCCCCAACCGAGGGGTGCACCAGCTCGCCGGCGCCAGGGGTTTTGCAGCGCCTCGATCAGCTTGTCTCGCCGCTCAAAGCAGTCATCGCCCACCACCCACGCGGTCATTTTGTGCACTTGGGCCTGCTTGCCCATCTGCTCAAAAAATGGCGTGTCGCGCTGCGGAAATTCATGCAGCGGACCCTTCATGCCCACCGGTACAGACGTCTGGGGAATCAAGAAACTGATCCCCCGGAACGACGCCGGCAGCACTGCATCGCGCCAAGTCTTATCCATTTACTAAGGCCTCATCACGCCAATGGTTCGAGTGCCAACGCTGGGCTTGATGCTCAGCCCGCTCTGGTTGGTTTTTCCTTGTTCCACGGTGGTACCAGGCGGCGCACCGTTGATGTTGACGTTGATCTCACCGTCAACTTTCTGCGCCTGATTGGCCGCCGTCTGCTGCAGCAAGTTGCCCGACTGCGCGGCCAGGTTCGGCCGGCTCAAGAGCTGGGCGGTGCTGGGCACGCCGGTCGCGTTGTTCATCATGCGCTGGTAACGCTGTGCCCCCTCGGCGGCACCTGGCTCAAGCAACGAGCCATCGCCGCCACCGGCGCCAGCATTGCGCACCCGCTGCTCTTCGGCAAAAGAGTTAGCCTTGTTGGTGGCGGTTTTGATGATGCCCTCGCCGCCCTCGCCGCCACCGAAGTACTTCATCAACGGCTCGATGATCGGCTTGAGTTTGGCCCACAGGCTCTGGAACCACGCGGTGATCGGCGCCCAGTTCCGGGTGATTAGGCCCAGCGGCGACCAGTCAAACAGCCGCCCCATAAAGTCCATCACTGGGGTCGAGACAGCGACCAACACTCCCCACAACGCGGAGAACAGTTCCGTCAGCGGCCCCCAGTTTTCCATGATCATGGGGATCGGCGTGTAGGCAAACGCCTGCTTGAACCAGCCCCCACAGGACCCATGGCCGGGCCTTGAATCTTCTCCCAGATCGCCTGAAAGTAAGGGGCCACCGTTGACCAGTTCGCAATGAGCAGACCAGCGGCAAGCGCTATGCCACGAACAATGATCCCGATTGGTGACATGGCCGTAACTGCGCTCATGATTTTGGTCACCACAATGGCGCCCATCACTGCGACCCGCAGCACACCAAAAGCAAAAGCGGCGCCGAGCACACCCCGGATCACCCCGGGATGCGCCTTGGCCAGTTCAGACATTTGTGTGATGGCCGGCCCTATTTGATCCATAAAGGCATTGAACGGAGGCAGAAGTGCACCGCCGACTTCAATCCCCAAACGGGTGACCTTGTTGGTCAGCAGCTGCATGGCGTTTGCCGTGGTGGCCGATCGCGCGGTGTATTCACTTTCCATCGAGCCGGCGAACCTTCCCCTCTTTCCCTACTCGCCGTGAACGCTGGACTTCAATAGATCCAGATTGGTCAACAGCGGCGCGATGGCCGAGACCGACTCGGTACCGAACAACTGGGTGAGCAATCCGGCCTGTTTCGCGGGATCGACCTTGGCGATGCGCTCCAGCACGTCCTCAATCGTACCCTGCGCATCCTTTTGCATGCTCTTCGAAACCTGCTTAACATCAAGGCGCAACGACTTGAATGCCTCCGACTGTTGCTTAGTGGCCGCGCTACCCTTGGTCAGCGACAGCATAAAGTTCTTCATGCCTGTCGCAGCGACTTCACTTGGAACACCAACGCCCGCAAGCGTCGCGCCCATTGCCGCAACCTGCCCCGCGGATAGGCCTGCGATACCGCCCAGCGAACCGATGCGGGTGACGATGTCGGAAATTTGTGCAGCCGACGAAG